GTACATATGGTGTCTTTCATGAACAATGTGGATGGTATTCTACACATCCGCCAATTTATTCCATCAAATACGGGACGCGTTTGACAGAATTCTAATTGTTCCAATTCATACACAGGTGTTTCAGAAGTTAATCTAAAACCAAAGATTTTGAAATGTTGGGCGAGATTTTCAGTTATTGTATTCTCATATTTACGTTCACATACTAGGACGAAATCATCACCGTTATTGATGAGCTCAAGGTCAAGTTCATAAGTGCGCATGAAGTCATATATAACAGCACACACAATTATTACATTTCCAAGAGATGTATTAATGTCTCCAGAAGAACGTGTTCCTTCCATTTCAAATTCTATTTTACCATCAGCGAACCAAGAAGTACCTTTGTTTAACAATTGCATTTTCAGCAATCTCTTCAATGTTCGTGATTTGAATATACGATTATATATAGAGTGTTCATATTTGAGAGCAGGAACACCTATATGCATGTCTAACTTACTAATGTCACCTCCTATAGCTACAGGATCTTGAAATCTATCCCATTTGGACTTGATGACATTAGCAGAATCTATTATATTTAACCCTTTTATAACAGTGTGTTCAGTGTTTCCGCCAAAACACTTATTAATTGCTTTATAAACAATTTTCTCTAGTTTCTTTAAATATCGAGCTAAACACAAGTTATAAACTGGATCTCGTGGGTTAATTATCCGCGGCGCTTTATCTAAATTCGTCTTTTCAAATTTAATAAACGTTTTTAATAATGAATGCTTTAACTTACATCCCTCATTCATGAATTCATCAAATGCTCTTTTGTAAATGCGGTACTTAGGACCACGATACATCTCAACCACTTGTTCGTGGGAGTATACGTGGGCTTTGTGGTAACTCATAGACACGATGCATTTAGCAAACTCATCCATAAAGATGCGTGAAAAAGCGTTTTCATCAGCCTTCCAAGGCGTTGTAAGAATTCCGTCTATCTTAAGATTAAGATAGCGTTCAGTTAGAGCTAAAGCGGCAGTATGCACGGAATTGTTGAAAATACCGAAATTATTATCCGATATAATTGAAGGGAGAGATATATACTCTCGGGGTTTTGG